GCAATTATTTTCGCTTTGTGACGGTTATAGCTGTTTTCTTATTGGCCTTTTTAGCGTCCTGTTCCTTCTGATCGGCGTGCTTTGAGTTATACATCTTCTTATGCATTCCCCACAATTGAGGACTCCCAACTTTGAAATTCTTCCTGACTGTTGCTTTGTACCAAAAAACACAATCTTGAATCCTATTAGACTTCACAGTATTGTCTAACACGAGACATTCGTAGTTTTCTGTACATGCATCCATGACTTTACAAAACATATCGAATGATGGAAAGATACCAAAAAAGGATTTGTATAACTTTTCTCTGTTCTGGATAATGTTTTCTCTCAAAATAAAGACATAATCGACATTGGCTCGTAGTGCTGGTGGTAAATCCATAACATATTGCATTGTAAGCATGAAGAAAATCTTCCAATGACGACCATTCATGAAACATTGACGAATACATGTATCTTTTAGAAACTTCGAGTCGTACATACAATCGTCCAAAAGCATAAACGCTCCACAATTAGTTTTACCTGCGCCTACCAATTTTCGCTGTCTCGCCATGACACGTTCGATCGCATCTTTATCATAGTCACCATAAATGAAGAGATCAGGAATGAACTCGGAATAGAAATGATTACCCTCCTCTGTCCCCGAAAGAACAATACCCGCTGGGAGATGTTTCTTATGATACATTATATCCTTCACGAGGGTCGACTTACCTGTATTGCGCTTACCGATAAATACAATGACCTTATCATCCGCAATTGATTCAGGCTTGAACTTTTTCAATTGAAGATTCATTCTATTGTATCGTATCGTTTTATTTAACAAAATTTTACTCATATACAGTAGGAATGGCTGGTCGTCTGAGACTTGCCGCCACGGGTGTTCAGGATCAGTGGTTGACAGGTGAACCACAGTTCTCGTATTTCCTGATGAATTTCAAAAAACACACGAAGTTTGCTATAGATACGATAGAGAGTCAGTTTGATGGTAAGATAGATTTTGATCAAATTCTCGAATGTAGTGTTCCAAATGATAAAGGTGATTTGATTCGTAACATGACCCTGAAGGTTACACTCAGTGATCCCACACCTGATACAGCAGGTCGTAACGACACCGTCTGGTCCCCTTCAATCATGACACATCTCATAGAGTATGCCGAATTAGTTATTGGTGGACAAATTATTGAACGAATCACGGGAGAGTACATCTATTTACATCAGCAACTCAATAACACGAATGATGATATTGAGCAAACTCTTTACTTCTTAAATGGACATGGGAATATCCTGAGTTACCAAGGGCAGTACACATACTTCTTGGATTTACCCTTTTATTTTTACAGAAACCCAACCCTCGCCATTCCAACGTGTGCACTTACTAAACAACTCGTAGAAGTTCGAATTAAGACTCGACCATTGACTGAACTCATATACGGTGGTAAGGGTCTGTACGGACCTTCGTATGAACAGGATATTTCTGGAACTATTAACAAGTTTTCTCTTGACACTGAATTTGTGTATGTGACCCCGGATGAAAGTAACTTTCTCAAGTCAAACCCCATCGATTATGTAATCACACAAGTGCAAGTATCTAATTTCAAGATGAAACCTAATGAAAATGAAAAAGATGTATTACTTAAATTTTCACACCCGGTGAAGGAAATGTTTTTTGTATCACAATCTGAAGAATCTGTACAGAATAACTACCCAAATGAATACAATACAATCACAAATGTTGAATTACGATTTAATAATGAAGTTGTTTTCAATCGAGATGAAAAGTTTTTAGCGTATGAACAATCTTTGAAACATCATATTAACTCACCACTCGATAAACAATATAATCTAGGAGGTATTTTTGCTGATCAATCATTTACATTTGGACCATCTAAGTTTGGGATGTATTCCTTTTCATTGAAACCTGAGGTACATTATCCAACCGGTCAAGTAAACATGAGTCGTATAGCACATAAACTCTTGAGAATCAAAATTAATCCATTGAACACCACAGACTCAAATAATACACGAGTATACGCAGTAAACTATAACGTGTTAAGGATACAGAGTGGTTTAGCAGGATTAATATTTTAGGTGGATATAATAGGAATGGCTGGTAAACTCCAACTGGAAACAACTGGACCACAAGAAAAGTATTTCACGATAAACCCAGACTACACATACTTTTTAGAAAAATTCAAAAAACATTCCAATTTTTCAAGGCAGTATGTCGACATAGACCCTGAAAGTGAAGCAACATTCGGGAGAAAGGTGCGATTCAAAATTCCACAGAACGAAGGAGATCTTTTACAGACTGTGAGCCTTAAGTGTAAACTTCCACAACTCGATCAGAACATGGTATATATCGAGTCAGTAGGACACGCTCTCATCGAGCACGTAGATTTACTCATGGGTGGAAAGGTCATAGAGAGGATCACGAGTGATTATCTTCAGATTTACTCGGAACAGTTTATGACACAGACAAAACAAAAAGCGCTCGAACAACTCGTAGGTAAATACCCATTGAGAACTACATTCAAGAGAGTTTCTGAGGTTGAAGATAATAGTGGAATCATTATCCATAATACACTCGGTTTAGACACAGATGAAGAATTTTTGGTGGACATACCATTTTATTTCTATAATCACCCAGAATTGGCTGTACCCATGTGTGCAATGAAATACCAAGAAGTTGAAGTTGAATTCAAGTTGAGGAGTGTTGAAGATTTGGTTGTTCATATAACGGGGACTCGTACCAACTTACCCAGTGTTCTCGAATCTCTTAAACCTAAAATCAAGGAGTTTTCACTTTGCACAGAAGTAGTATTCCTTGACTCAGTAGAGCGGATAGAGATGCAAAAGTTATCACGAGATTATCTCATCACACAAGTTCAACAGAATACATTCGAAGTTGGTGTAGATACAAATAAAGGGTCGTTTAAACTTGATTTTTTCAATCCAGTGAAAGAGCTTCATTTTGTCATTCAGCGCCACGGTAGTAATGTAAACGCAGCCGATACGACTCTCCAGGGGAACTTTGTAACTCCATTCGACTATGATAACACATCAAATGTTGAAAACGGAAAGTTGATTCTGTACGAAAATTTAGATCATCTCACTTTACAGTTTGATGGTGAAGATATAATCACGAAGGATACAGGGAGTGTCATCTTTTTAAAGGCGATCCAGGGAGCTATTCATCATTCAAAAACACAGCTCATTAGGCGATTCTATTCATACAGTTTCGCATTACAGCCAGAAGAATGGTATCCGACCGGTCAAATAAATTTCAATTTGATAAAAGAGCCAATTCTAAACCTAAGTATGACATCATGTCCAGATTTCGCACGACAAATTCGTGTGTACGCCACAAGTTATAACGTCTTAAGAGTGTGTGGGGGAAAATCTGAAACACTTTTTAATTATAAGTATTAAATAGAATGAAGACTGGATTCGATAACGATGTCCAAATGGCTAATAAACAGGCGGAAGACTACATGAAGGCCATGATTGATATTGTCATGCCAGTTCTTGAACAAAGTGTAGTACTCGCAGCAGAGTATTCTAAAGCTTGTGGAAGGAATGTAATTCTTTCAGAAGATGTGGAATACGCATCTAGGTATTGTGCGATGCATAAGGTTGGTCAAACGACAGGAAGTTTGTTCCCCGATGTCTATGACGAAGATGATTCCGATGGAGAGGATTTCGAGGTTGTTCCAGATAATGATTTACCTACATTTGAGCGGTACTCAGGAAACGACCCCAGGTACATTCAGATGAACCAGGCGTACGATAGATGGGATGCATGGGAACCGCGCAATCCAGCTGAGCAAATCTTAAAAAACGCTATTAATAAGAATGACGGTATGGGAGCCTGATGGTTGGAATTTTTCAGATACGAAAACTAAACTAACTGTACTGGAAAGTGATGGGGATTCAGATACAGAGTCATCCGATGATGAGCCGTTATTCACAAAATCTAAAATACTCAGGAAAAGTAGATACAAAAAAATTGATAAAGAAGAGTTACTTCCAGAGTAAAATATTTTCCCATGCTATAGTATACAAATCACAATGAAGGCTGCTCTTAAGACTGTCAATCTTGTCACCCAGGAACTCGAGACCCAGTCTCTTAACGCGATCGTTGCGGGCTTCTCGTTCGCCGCGGCCATGTCGTGGATGGATGTTGTCCGTTGGACCATCAGCCAGGTCATTAAGGTGCCCAAGAACGGTGGCGCTCAGTATGCGCTCACCGCCGTCCTCACCACTCTCCTCTCGATCGTGGTCTACATGCTCATCTCCGGTGTTTCTACTCGTGTGTCCAAGCCTGCGCAGCCCGTATACGCTGTCTCTCGCTAAACTCTCTTTTTCATAAAAGAGATGAGTAATATACCCAGGAAGGTAATTACACCAATATAAATAAACACCTCACGGTTATAAGGATTCTTCAATTCCTTTGGAATGCTTATTAACGATTTTTCTTCTTTTTTCGGTAAAACCTTATCTACTTCAACCTTTGTAAGATTAATGAGTTTATCCGTAGAACACGTCACTTCGAATTTTAATAAATGATCTTGATTCCTGAAATCGTATGGTATGAGGCGCCCATGGCTCATATAAAAAAATTCAATTGTTAGCTCCTTTATAAATTTTTGTGAACCCGAATGAAAATGATGCACGAGTGGATCATCCGCACCATTAAAGTTTACAACATCTGAACCATTGAGAAGTATATGACCGGTATAGAAAGGTGTAGATGTATACACATCTTGATCAAATCCATCTGATCCAGATGTTACCCTGAGTACTAAAGAATTCGGACCTTCTAAGTTAATAGCACCGGACCGGAGTACTTTATTCGTAGACGCATGATCGATTGACCCAAACCCTAAAATCTGATGCGGGGTCGTCACAGAGGATGAGGTACTCGTGTATCCATTCGTTCCATCATGAAATTCAAATGTGAAATCATTATCACCTGCGATGGTATTAGAGAATACTAGACTATTTGTATCGGTATCAAATACAACGGAATCGACATTGGATTCAGGTGGTGCCAATTTGAGAGTGAGATCAGAAGCGAGATCTGTCCCAGAAGAATAGTTTGTTTCATCTAGACTGATTACTGTACCATCTACACTGAAACTCTTATTTGTTGCACATGTTGTCAACTGAGGTGTGGGTATACGAGCGGAAACTAACTTAAATTGAGACACGTCATAAATTGGATTTTCTAAACGAATGACGTATGTATTGGCGTGCAGATACACATTCGATTGGCGTTGGCTGCTATCTATGTTCAAGGTGTGGACCTTCATTAAAATACAGGCACAATATTTTAATGAATGTTTTTGTCTATTTCAGTATGAAATTTACTGAGAAAGGCTATGGGATAAAGGATTATTCTGGAGCTGTGTCTTGGCAATATCGAGACGCCTGGAGTTGGGATTTTCATTACCCTTATAGGCGTTGAACTGATGATACTCGTTATTCTTGTAGTTTTGTGTCCAACCACCACTGGCTGCGTTGACACGACCATCGATGCGGGTAGTATCAGAACGAACCGATGTCAGCTTACCACCTTGCTTGAGAGCACTCTCACGAACATTCATGCGACCAGCGTTACCCATACGGTTAGGTTTACCACGACGATCTTCGGGGCGGAAACCATACTTCATGAGTTCTTCGTTACTCGTAGCATTAACCCGTGCGGCAGCGCTATTAGTGTATCCACCGACAAAGTTAGTAATACCAGGAGTGGGTTGGTTGTTGTAGATGTACTGTTCATCGTTGCGGTCAGTCCTAAACCTTGTGGGATTTTGTACGATAGTCTGAGCGGGTACGAAGCGTCTGGCACCATTGAAACCCAACCCATCAGTGCGGACACCAGTTTCCGAACGGTTAGTGGTCCTCTTAGTTCTTTCATGTTCGTTGCGGGGAACGACACCAGACATACCCTGAGCACGGCCGGGCATAGCGGGTAGACGACTGGGAAGATGAGCAGTTGTGGCGGGTTTATTGTGTGTCAACTCACCAACCTTCGCTGAACGACCACCCGTAACATCTTGAGCTGGGCCACTACGTCCTGGTAATGTAGTGAGCCTATAGTCACCCACATTAATTGGGTTAACTCTGAATGCCTGTTGGAAGCCACCGACGGCTGGGGTGTGTGCACCAACACCGAGACCGGGACCAACGAGTTGTTTCTCAACTGGGGAAAGATTATTCATCAGACCCCGATCACCCATACGATTGCGTAATTCTAAAACTTCTTGACCACCACTGCGTTGTTGCCTGGAGATATCCGCGAAACTTTCAACCTCCCTCTTCTGTGGAGCATTCACCCGGGAGACGAAATCATTTTCCTTGAAATCGATAAACTGGGCGGGGGGTTCTTTTGGACTTTCAGATAAAGGGGTATATTTTTCAGGTTTCTTACTGAGAGAGCGTCCAGCGTAGACGAGCGAGGCTACGGCGATGAGTGAAATTGGATCAGCCATTCTTACTTCTTGTTAACATTTTTATTAATATACCTCTGGTCAAACAAACCATTCTGGAGCTCGGCACGAGTACTCGAAGGTTCGTATGACCTGGTACGAAGAGGGACTTTACAATCCATGTTGGTGAGGGGGAATAGATTGCGTTCATAGGTGGGTACGATGACCTTATTGAAACGGGTAGTAGCTTGGGGACGAAGTTGATCGGATGTTTCTATATATTCTGCTGGAGAACCCTTACCAGCCTTGTATGGAGCAGTTCCATAAAGCATGGTATTGGGGCGAGAACCATAATTTAATTGACTGGGCTGAGGGTAAACGAATACCTCATCAGTCGCTTTTACACTTGGAAGGGCACCAGCGTTTTCAACAATTGAGAGACCAGGTTGGAGTTGATATGCCATTTATTATTACACGAGAATATTAATCTAACTATAGGTTCCGCCACCACCTCGCACACGACCACCACCTCGGGGACCTCTGATATCCCCATCACCACCGAGACCAGCGAAAGCCTCTAATTGAACACCACGCGCGTCAGGATTACAGTACTTGGAATCACTTTTGCACATGGGTCCATTCTTTGGTCCATATAACCACTCAGCAAATTGCGTTTGATCGCCTGGTATTTGACTCACAGGGCTCGTAACAAATTGCCTTTCTATAGCATTCTTCTGAAATTTGGGTAACGATGACCGAGAACGCCCTGAATCAAATGGAACACCTTGTGTAACAAATTCGTTAGGTTGGGAGTAATAACACGCCTCTAAACGATTGGGTGCGTCACTGTAATCGGTCATGAGCACGTTAGCCATGGGATTATTACGAGTTGGTTCCTGACAATTGGAACTCCTCTTCAATGAATGATTAAATGTTTCCTTCACCATGTTCGTCTTGTACAAAACAAAAATGACAGTGAGAACAGTCAACGCTAGGACATAAATCCTAGGATCACGACGAATTAGAAATACGACGGTAGCAATATAAATTATAAATCTTGAAGCTGCGTTAATTCGATCTTCTGGTGTTTGTTCACTCGTTGGCCAAAATTGGGAAATTTGGTCACGCCGGATGAGCTGCTTAGGATCGTCAAACCAGGCCTTCATTTAATATATATTAAGGTTTATTTTTTCAGAAGACCCTGACCAGAGTCACCCATGCCACCCATCATACCACCAATCATTTTCATCAAGGCATCCTGATCAACATCACCATCCCCATTTTCGAGTTTATCTGCACAATCCTTAGCCAGTCCTTCAATCATGGACAAAGTCTCGGCAGGGATAGAAATGATAGTGGTACCGAGCATGTACAGTGTCTGAAGATACTGCCACGTGGCCTCCTTTGTGTTTGGAGACAGCTTGGACCAATACGACTTTACATCGAGCTCCTTGAGGAAGTCGATATTTTCAATTTCCTTTAGGATAAACTGCTCATTCTTATCAGAGATGTGCCCAGCGTAAGGAGTTACACCACTCATAAACCCATCCACGACGAGACGGGGGTTGGTTGTCTTCAAAACGTCGAACGATGTCAACATCTTCTTAATGCCTTTTTCCTCTGGAAGAGTCTTGTGCAATTCCACAAGAAATTGACCCATCATATCGTTGAACGCAGAAACGGATGCCATTTTCTTATTATAAACCTGTAATCTTTAAGTTTCAGAAAGGGTCTGTAGATATCGACTCCTTTTTACCTACACCATTAGAGATTATGAAAAATACGAGTATCGCATTTAACACGGCAGGTTTAGTGTATTTATTTAATTCTAATTTACCTTCATTATTGAGATGTGCTTTAAGGTGAATGTACCCAGCAGTAATTAAACCCGCGATAAGAGCTGCACTGAGTGGGTCACGGAAATGTTCTGACAATGACTCCATTTAATTATAGGCAAGTTTTTTTGTACGCTGCTCTGGTGCGTCACCAAATAAAACATCTTCATCTTCACCCTGAGGTTGTGGTCGTGGTTCGAGCTCGGGTTCGGGTTCGGGATCGGGCTCGGGTTGTGTATGAACACCTGGAACAGTCTTGAACTCATTCGCGAGACCATGCATTTCCTCGAGTTCTCCCCCCTCGATTGGTGCAGTCTCCTGGGACTCTTCGATGGGCTCTTCTTCCATGGGGGTATCCAACTCATCAACCACATCGGGGTCTATGGTATCTTCAATTTCACCATCGAGATCAATGTCCCTAGATTCCTGGGACATGTACGTCTGAAGAATTTGTTGAACGGGGATCAATTCTTTGACTGTATTCTCAATGGCACTGCAAAAGCGTATCGTTAAATTTTCGTCACGAGTGTATTCACTCTGTTCACTGTGGAAAATATAAGGGTCCTTGTACAGATCCTTGGCAATGTTATTGTAACACGTTTGAATGAATACTTCATTC